CTGAGTTCAGGAACGACATAAGACGCATCGAGGCTCTGGATGTGGGGACAGAGGCAAACCCAACATTAGAAAGTATTGTTGAAGGCTGGGTAGAAAGAGGACAGGTCGTTGATGAGTTCGGGGCGAGCAGCGCTGAAACTAAACTCTGGCTGATAGACAACAAAGAAGTCCACCAGTGGGCACTAGAAAACGGATTACTAACCGATGATGGCTCAGACTGGAACGAGAACATTCTCAGGCTTCAGGCCGGCTATCGAGAGGACTTTGACCTGTACGATTCCTACGGAGACAGGACATCACCCAATTATATTGAGGGGGATATACCTAGAGAAACCGCGCGGAAAGAACTTTTATTTAATGCTCAAGGGCAACTTACTAATTTTGGAACAGCTTATTATACAAAGAAAGCTCTTGAAAAGGATTTCCCTGGGAATCTTATCCCAGATTATATTGACTGGTATAGTGTTGACCGAAAAGACTATGAAGATGACTGGTGGCTCATGGAGCATAAAGACTTTGAACAAGCTATGCTTCAACTATATAAGGACACAGATGGCAAAGAAGGCTGGGCAGAAGCACGGGATTATAGCAAAGTGCCTAGTAGAGAGGTTTATAACCTGTACCAGACATATTTAGGCTTGCCATCTGGAAATCCTCGATTAGACTTCAGAGCTAAGCATCCAGAATTAGATGACTGGCTGGTTTTAGCCAAAGGGTACACATCTATTAAGGACAGAGGAAATGCAGAAGCAGAACCTACTCCCTGGGAGACACAACAGGATGTGGAGAGGTTTAAGGAGTTATTTAAGTAAGGAGGAATTATGGCAAAAGGAATACCCAAAAGAGATGGCTCTGGTGGAGGAATCAGGGCTAACAGAGGAAGGGGAGGATGTAAGCCAACTAGAAGTGTTGGCAAGGGAAACAATAGAAGATAGGGTCGAACGGCTGGCTACTTGCCATTAAGGAATAAAACTTGACAAAATATCAATGGCATTAAGGATGATAACAGAATGAAAAACCTGATACTTATGACGAAAAGTGAACATGGAAGATTACATAGAGAGCTTCAAGGGAATATGTGAAATAGGGTCGTTAGGCTAATCGCTTGCCTTAAAAAGCGGTAAAAACGAAAGCCTGCAAATAGCGGGCTTTTTCATTTGGAGCCAGTAAATCAAGATGCTGGCTTTAATCATTAAAGGAGGCAACATGGACGAAACCAAACAAACCAAAGGACTCCCTTCAGCTAAGGCTGAAAAGGCTCCAGAGGGTAGTGAAGGGACTACTCCAAAGGAATCCACCAAGACTTACACAGAGGATGATGTTCAAAAGGCGGTACAAAATGCTCTCATCAAGGCTGGCAGGACTGCCAAGGATTTTGAGAATAGGGAAGCTAGTCTAAAAACTCAGCAACAGGAGATTGACGAAACCAAAGCTGAAATTTCCAAGATACAAGAGCGGATAGATGAGGCTGAACTAGAGGCAGCTGAGGGCGATCCTGCCAAACTCAGGGAACTTCAGGCTAAGAAGTCCTACAAGACTTTAGTGGCTAACCTTGATGCTGAAAAGAAGAAACTCCTAAAAGAGCGAGAGGAATTAGACCGCGACAAGGCTGAACACGCATCAGCGATTGAGGCTGCTCAGCAAGCCACGCTCGAAATGAAAATCTTTGAGCTGGCAGTTGAGTATGACCTTAACCCTCAAGACATCAAGGACGCTATGACCGAGCTAAAACTGACAACTCCTGACCAGGCGGTAGCCATAGCGAAGCGACTGAGTGGGAAGCCTAAAGAACCAACAAAGGGGCCCGGCAAAACTGATTCTCTGTTAACTTCTGGTAATAAGGAATCCTCAGAAGGAAAGACAGCGAGACAGATATACGCTGATAATTTCCGAAGCCTTCACAAAAAATAGAACACAGGAGGAAAACTGAATGATTACTGGATATTTTGCCAGCACTGCCGAGATGGTGAAGCTGGTGCAGTCCAAGTTACTACCTGGCATCGTCCAGGAGATATACGAGGTTGGGCAACTTATACCTATGCTCCCGATTACTACTATTGATTCCTACACCTTGAAGTGGAACCGGGAGGGAACACTCCCCACTGTCTCTGCTAAGAGCAAGGGGGAGCAATACGGCTGGAAGGAAGTCGCTACTTATGGACAAGGGGAATTGGCGCTGAAGGAATTTGGCGACCAGTGGTCGTTAGTCGCAGCGGCCCAGGAAACCTATAAGGATCCCAACGACTACCGGGCAACTATACAGTCCCAGATTATAAAAGGGGCTCTCAGGACTATCGAGGACAAGCTCATTTATGGTGATGCGACCACTTACCCCAAAGAGTTCGATGGTCTGGACAAACTGTGTCCTGCTACTGGTGGGCACACCTTTGCTGCGGGCTATCAGGATTGCGACCAGGGTGGTGGAACCATAGGTCTTAGCATTGTCAACTTGCTAGGGCTTATCCATGCCTGCAAACCGCGTCCTGACTTTCTACTGATGCCTCAGGAAATAGTTGACCAGTTGTTCATTCACGCAATGGGCAAGGCCGGAGCTATCATAATGGCTCGTAGCCCCGGCGAGTTCGGAACGATGATTGCGAGCGTCAATGGCACCCCCATTGTTCCATCGGACTACTTAGCAGATGAGAACGACAACACTGGGGGCAAGCTGGGCTCTGGAAACCTGGTAAGCATCTACGCTATCAGGAAAGGCTCAATCGAGGATGGCGGAGTCAGCCTTGCTGTTGGTGGTAAAACCGGTGGGCAAGACTTCTTTGAGGTTGACCACTTTGAGAAGTTAGAGCAATACAACGCTGAGGGTATTCGAGCATACTGCTATACAGCCTTAGCGAAGGGTAGCCCCAAGTCTATATCCCGGGTCCATAGCATCAACAAGACTAAGGCCATAGATGCAACAAGTTAAGGCTTTCAAGGGAATGTGCCTAAACAGACCCTAATCTAATTACAGGAGGACACAAATGTCAGATAAATTCGATCAGCAATCAGATGTCCGCAGAGGCACTCTAAAGATACCTGTGAGCAATGGCAACGCAGCCGGTAATGCTGCCACACTTGAAAACCCTGAAAGTGAGGCCATCCTTATTGATAGGGTCGTGGCGGAAATTACAACGGCAGCAGAGGCAGCTTCAGTTCTGCTAGTAGGAGTGGGCGACAACGCCAATGACAATGTTGAGAACACTGGAGTTGAACTCCTCAATACCAATGCCCTGAATGTTGGCGTTGCTTCCGGCCCGGCTGCTGGCGTTAACGCTAACTGCCGGGTGGACAAGAAAGGTGCCACGGCAAACGCCTTCATACTCGTTGGCGTAGATGTTCCGGCCAATGCCGATGACCTCGTAGCCAATGTCTTTGTGGACTACATAATCCCGTAACAAACACACTAACCGATAAGTAGGAAGGAGGCTGCTATGTTAGATTTCATACTTTATACCTGCTCTTACGGCATGGTTACAGACCAAACCGTAGTTTCTGTTGAGAGACTACATCACACGGATTACAGATTCGAGTGGTGGTTTCAGACAGGAGATGCACTTATAAGCAGGAGTCGAAGCGTAGCAGCCTACCAATTCTTAAAGAAAAATCGAGCACCTTACCTGATATTCCTTGATGGTGACATTATATTCACCCCCCAGGACATTGAGAAGCTACTGGATGCCCTGAATAGTGGGCTAGATGTAGTAGGTGGACTATACCCGGTAAGAGGAGGCACTTTCCTGGCTCAAAGAGGGTGGAACGGGCAATTTCACATCTCGGGCGACTTGGAGGAAGTGCAATTCGTTTCAACGGGCTTTCTAGGAATCAGCCGTAATATCCTTGAGAGGATTACGAAAGATATGCCAATTCTCAATAAGGGAAGCTGGAGCGAATGTTATCCCGTCTTTGAAGATGGCAGATACGAAAATATCTTCATCTCAGAAGATTGGGACTTCTGTAATAAGGCTAGAGAGGCCGGGGCGAAGGTTTACGCTCATACGGGGATTCAGCTTAAACACCTGAAAGAGAGAGTTTTCACAACCCGGGAAGCAATAGAAAGGATGACCTGGAAGCCTGAAAAGCCAGACATTCTGAATGACCTAGCTTACTATCTAGGCAAGGAAGTAAGGGAGCTTACGCCACAGGCTGTAGCGACTAAAGAACTGGGCACTATATGGAACAACTGGACAGGCACAACCGAGGAGTTCTACAAGAACCCGGAGATCGGGCACCTTTATCTGTATGACCTAGCTTATTTTAATTCAGCAGAGCATTACAAACAAAGATGGGCTGGCGTTAAGAACGCTGAACATCTCCATATTCTTGATATTGGATGTGGTATTGGCACAGTTTTATTGGAACTCTGCTGGAAGAACAAAAACCTTGTCGGCTATGACCTGAACAATGTTTTGCTCGATTTTGCTCAGTTTAGGTCAGGTAAGTTGGGGGCTAGGAATGTGAGGTTTACCAACAAATTCCCCGAGTTAAGCAAGTTTGACCTCATAATCGCTATGGACACGCTTGAACACATAGAGGACTTGCACAGCTTTATCTTGAAGCTAGGAAGGGGAATGAAGAAAGGTGCGAGGCTATACCACTTCGATTGTTTCTGGGAACACGAAATCAGCCCGATGCACTTCGACCACAGCGAGAATATAAACAAATGGCTGAAGGAGGCAGGGCTAGTTATTTTTGACGAACGATGGTGCGTCAAAGGGGGTTAATATGCCAGCAACTTCAGGAGCACAAAAACACATGGCTTGCATGGCTTATGCCTATAAACGGCATGGCGAGAGTGCCATAAAAGATGTCGAGGATAAAGAAGCTGTCAAAAAGATGGCCAACTCTATGAGTGAAGAGGACTTGAAGCACTTTTGCCTGAGTCCCGTCAAAAAGTAGGTGGATCATGGCTACAAAGAATTTATCAACTATTTGCCAGATAGTAAGGCAAATACTCAAGGATGAGTTCAAGGCCGACAGCGATTATGCTTTCGAGTCTGATGAGTTGGACATTCATATCAACGAGGCTCT